GCGGTTGTCCCCGTTGCCCCGGCTACGTCGGCAGATTTTTATTTGCCAGCGAAGTCTCCGATGATTCTCGTCGCAGCCGGTTGGGATCAAATCAGTGCGCTAGGGTCCGCAGCGGGAACACTCGGCATCGTACAGGTGCAGCTCCCGATCTAAGGAAAGGAGTCGTATGTACGGAACAGTAAACTATTTGTTCGCCACATACCTCCAGACCAAGGAAGGTGGCGGGCACAAAATTGCGAAGATCGAAAAGATTCGACCCGGCAAGGCTCGGTTCTTCTTTGATTTGAAACCGGACGAAGCTGAGACACTTCAAATGAAGTTTCACCAATCAGTGTGCTCTGAGTTCGAATCAATCAGGAAACAAACGATAGACCTAGCCTACTAGACTCAGAAGATCTTCGTGCATCTCCGATATTGGGTGCGTGAGGGTAAAGAATGGCAGAGGCGCTTCAGTCGATAAACATCCAGAATGGCATCACCCATTTCGGCGATTTCTCTGGGAACCCGTTGTCATACGTGGTGACTCTTCCTATTCCATTTCCCGATACAAACTATACAGTTCAAATTGGATCGCAGTCTGACGGACGAACATGGCTTGCGCAGAGCATGACTCCCGAGGGCTTCGTTATCAATTCACAGTCGATAACTAGGTTGACCGGAAACGTGTTTTGGACCGCGCAATATATTAACCAATAGGAAACAGGAGAGAAGAAAATGGCTTTATATCAAGATAATCTAATCGTGGAGCAAACGCTGACTCAGTCAGCGGTCGTCACCACACCGACAACCACAGTGGCCGCAGCGGGAACGCTGGCCCTGACTTCAGCTTCGACTTTGTCGCAGTTGGTTTCAGGCTCGACTCCGGGCCAGATCGTAAAACTTCCGGACGCGACTACGCTCGTGAACGGTCAGCGTTACGAGATTTTCAACTTCGCGACGGTCTCCGTTGCACTTCAAGACGGCTCGGCGAATCCACTCGTAACTATCCAACCTGCGCAGTTGGTGATGTTGCGTTTGATTTCGAATGCGACCGCAGCGGGTGTTTGGGGCTACAACGCTATCGACCAGTCAATGTCTGCACAGGACGAACTCCTTTGCACATACCCTGGAACTGGCCTTAGCGTAAACTACCAGGCCGGTGTTGTTTACATCAACGGTACTGAGTACAGCATTGCCGCTGCCTCAGTTGTCGTCGGTGCATCTGTCACCGCTGGTTATATTTACGTGGATAACACGACCCATGCCGTCGCATCGGGCGCTTCGCTTCCGAACAACGCGATTGCGATGGCTCTCTTCACCACCTCTGCTTCGGCAGTAACGTCGTTGAACGATGCTCGTGAATTCGCGGCTCGTAACTTGGTTTGGGGTCAAACTTCCGACATTCAAGCTCAGACTTCACAGTCTGTCGCTTCTGCCGGATCGCTTGAGCGTTACGCTCGTGCGGATCACAAACATGCGATGAACATCCCGCTCATTAAATCTGGTTTAGTCTTGAACACTGCGTTCACAGGCGCGACTCAGAAAGTGGCGGCAGTTGTTTTCGCAACGGCTTACTCGGATGCGAACTACGCGGTCAACGTGACTGGCGCTGACGGTCGTTCATGGATCATCACTGCACAATCGGCGACTGGCTTCACGATCAACGCTCAGGCAGCACAAGCCCTAACCGGCAACGTCTACTGGGAAACAATTAAAGTCGGAGAGGCTTCGTAATATAAATGCCCAGCTTTACAGATTCGCAGACAGTAGAACAAACGCTTACATTTAACTCGCGGGTTTCAAACGGTGCATCCGTTGCGACATCTGCGGGTTCTCTTGCGCTAAATTCTACCTCACACGAACTGTATGTGTTTACCGGAACGGTCGCTGGTCAAATCGTGCAATTGCCCGACGCCACGACCGTTCCTTTTGGATGGAAACACGAAATTTTTAATCTCTCGAACCAGTTGATTCAGATCAATGATGCTTCGGGAGCTTTTCTGACCTACCTTTCTTCTGGACAACACGCAGAAGGAACTCTTCAAACAGCGGGAACGGTCGCTGGTACTTGGATTCTTGAACTAGAAGACATCATCTCGGGCTTCAACCGAAGTGCTGGCGCGACTCTCTTCGATGATTTTCTGACTTCGTCGATTGCTGCGACAGTGATGGGGCAGCTTCTTTGGCTCATAGGAGTTAATGGAGCAAATTCTTCAGTCAATCCTCCGACGACAGCGATGGCAGGACATCCTGGCATTGCACAAATGTCCGTGCAGAACTCACTAAATTCGGCGGTCTCTCTCAGCCTTCAACCAATTTTACTGGGTGCTGGACAGGTGACCTTCGAAGCAATGGTCATGGTCCCAGTTCTCGGACTAGCTACTCAACAATTTGTTTTTCAATTCGGTCTTGCAGACAATCTCACTCAAACAAACGCAGACCCAAACAACGGAATCTTTTTTGAATACTCTCAAGCCGGTTCTACTTTCTGGCGTTATCGTACTGGCAAGGCATCGACCTACACGACCAACAATTCTACGGTCACGGTTGTCGCTGGCGCTTGGTACAAACTTCGATTCGTTGTGAACACAATCGACAGTTCGGTTTCATTTTACATTTCGGCAGCGGGCGGTGGCGCTCTTTTTCTCGTTGGAGTGGTGACCACAAACATTCCGGTATTGCAGGTTACTCCAATGTTTCAGATGCGAAAAACAAACGGGACATCGACTGCGGTTATTGCCAACGTGGACTATGCGTTAATTGATTTCAACTTAGTGGCGGCGAGGTAACGATGAATATTGTACTTTTAGCCATGAACGCAGACCCACAACTCCTTCAAGACCGAGGTATCGTCGGCATTCCAGGCGGATGGATCATTGAGCTTCACGCATGGGATGAGGTGAGTGAGATTCCTTTTGAGTGGCAAGTGATGTCAGATGAACAGGCTAGACTTCAATATTCTAATTTTGAAGCGGCCTACAAAACTTGGATCGCAAGTCGAATTGACCCGGTCGTTAGAGTCTCTGCGGCTATCGAAGATGCGATGAGATTTGGTCGCGGTATTATCGCTCAGTTCGGTGCGGAAAACGTGATTCGCGGAATGTCCCCATCACAGATTGCACAGATCTCAGGAATGCTTTTACAGCTCACGCTTTTGCTTCAAACAGGATCGCTTTACACTGCTCTCGCGGCCATGCAGGGCTTAAAGCCAGACGAAGTATTATTAACGGCAGCGTTGAAGAAAAAATACGTCAACAAAATCCAGACTTATTTGGGAGTGGCACTCACATGAATATTGTTTACTTTAAATACATAGGAGTTCGCCAAGGCAAACATCTCTACGAAATCTGGAAGGCACTTGATCGTTCGGATCTCAAAAAAACTCTCGTCGCCGACAAGACTGAGAACCATCTTCGTGCGAAGGCTTCGGAGCTTCTCGGAACTAGGGATTGTAGGCTAATAGAGGTGAGAGAATGAGAATCATTATTTCAAAATCGACTCTTCCGCTCAGTGTTTTGATTCGGGGAGTGCTTGGCTCGAAAGCTTCGCATTTCCTTATTGTATTTGACTCTCCGGCGGGCGGTTTGGTTTTCGAATCAAATGTCCTCGGCACACATCCGAAATTCTGGAAGACTGATCAAAAGACTCTCACCGTTATCGACGAGCTTGAGGTCATCATGACTTCAAAACAAGAAGATGTGATCTGGGATACCGTCGTAGACCAAATGGACGGCAAGGGTTACGACTGGGGCGCTTTCTTTTACATGGGCCTCGCGTACATTGCACATCGACTCTGGGGTCACAACATACCGAAGGTTAACAAATGGGCGAAGCCTGGAACTTACGTTTGTTTGCAGGTCGCTCAGTCTCTTATTCCATACTTCCCGCAGCTTCAGGCCATTGACGTCTCGATGATGACACCGGATCAGCTCATGGCTCTCATCAAGTCGGCTCCTCCTGTTTTCCCTGCGCTCGCTGAGGTGGATTAATGAGCGGAACGATTCGGGTCGAACTAGGGCAACCTGCACCACTTATCCTCCAACTCCCTGACGGGAATTCAACGTCAGGTGTGAAGGCTAGCGTTTTTGACTCGTCAAACGCTGAAATCATCGGCTCTCCATTCGTTCTTCTTTCCAAAGGAGCCGGGCGGTACGCGAACCAAACAAGTTGGGTTCCATCCGTAAACGGCACGTACTTCGCGACCTATGTGGTTTACAGGGATACGACCTACGCTCTCGTAAATAATCGCTACTCTCGGGCGACCGACGAGTTCGAGATAAACCAGCTCGGATCAAGTCAATCGACAGGGACGACAGCTCTTTCCGTCGCCGTCGCAGCACTTAAAGTTGAAACCGACGCAATCAAGTCGGATACGACTTTTATTTTAAATCAGAACACTCAGCTCGTAACGGGCATCGCTGCACTTTCAAATGCGGCAGGATTTGCGCTTCCCATCCCACAGACAATCACCATTCCGGGTATGGATGTTGGGTCAGAGCGCATTCGCATTCCTTTCACCGTTTACAAAAATGGCGTGAACTCGAATGTCGATACTGGAACTTTTGTAGTTTGCACTCTGGTCAATCAAACTGGTTTCGACCGTTCGTCATATCTTCTTGGGAATTCTGGCGGATCGGTCAATGCACACGCTCTTTCAACTGGAAACTACTACGTCGATCTTTCAATCCCGGCCAGCGCGGCACCTGATCAGCTTATTCTTATGCTGGCATATTTCCTCAGCGGATCTCTCGTGACGAGGACGGGTGTTACAACCCTTACTCAGTCAGCGGAGGCGACCGGCTACGCTCTTGAAGCGACACTCCTTAGCGTTCAAGCAAAGAGCCTCGATACCGATAATATTTTGAATGATGTGACTAAGGGGAATTCCGCAATTGCTCAGGCGATTAGCGGCAATTCGGCTCAGATCGCATCGCTTGAAGGGGCCGGATTTACTCCGTCAACCGACAGTCTCCGTGCAATCTCAGTAAAACTCGCCAGGTTCCTTCACACGGGCGGAAGGATGGTGAGTTGATGGCGACACTAGGACTCGCAGAACGTATCGTTTACGAGGCTCAGGATCAAACCACAAGCCTCACAGACTTAACCGCCTACGTCACAAAACCAGATCTTTCGGTTTCAGGACCATATCCCCTGGTTGAATTCGCCTCTCCATTTTTTAAGGGGCTTTATTTTTTCGACTACGTGACCACTCAAAGCTTCCCTGTCGGGGACTATCTTTTCGTTGTTTCCTCTCCGACAGAGGGCGTGAGACCTCCGCAGAAGGTTAGGTTTGATGCACCCGTTACGGTGAGCGGATCAGGCAGTGGGGGCTCGGTAACGAACATCGTCAGTGCTGTCCAGGTTGATTTGCTCGGCGTTGTTTTGGATGTTTCGGATAACTTAGTTGGCATAATTGAATCGGTCGATGAATTGGATGGAAGTCTCTCAACCGGAGACCCAGATCAGGTTGAAGGCATCGTCCACAGCGACCCGTAAAGATTTGAGGATCGAATGAGCGTAAATATCATCAAGGGTTCGGACAAAACAATCATCGTCAGGCTTTCCTCTCAGGAGACCGGCGATCCGTTTGATTTGACGAATGTTAGTTATATCCGAGCCTCTCTCTCACCGGCCTCGAACGCTCCGGCAAATACTGACGGAAATATTATTCCACTTTTTGAAGACTACATCGCTCCGTTTACCGGCAGCATCACGTCGGGTTCTCAGGTGATTAGCTCTATTGTCGATACAACGAACCTCGCAACAGGCGACAACATTTCTGGTCCAGGCGTACCAGCCGGAGCTGTTATCACCGGCACACCGAACGATGCGGCTCCGACTCCAAGTGGCCAGATCATGATCTCTCTTGCGGCCTCTGCTACGACAGTTGGCGTTGCGCTTTCGGCAGGAAACATTTCTATTCTTTCGCCGCCGGTCCTTGGCAAGATCCAGGTGACACTCGCTGCGGACACGACAAATTTTATGGAAAGTGGTCCGACTGAAAATTTCGAAGTTAAGCTCGTTAAGGGTGGGATCACTTCAATTGTTCAATTCCCTGGCGCTTTGAACGTCCTTGAAAGGCTTATTTAAGTATGGCTAAAGAGGCGTATAACAAAAGACCACCAAAGCCGAAGGACCTTGCGATGAGCGCAGAGGAGTTCGCTGGTCGTTATTTGTTCGGCGTTGATTTGACCGACGACAACGGCGGCGGATACCTTACAAAAAACTTAGAATTCAATCTTAGAAAATCAGCACTTTGGATTCAAAAAGAAATTCCGGGACTTTTGCTTTTTCCGACTGAGATCAAGGCGGAAACGCACGACTATTACATGCAAGACTACGTTGCATACAATTTCATCAAGCTATTTCGTTACCCGGTGCAGTCAGTTTCTCGCGTGGCAATTCAGTTCCCAATGGCGACTCAGGTGCTTACCTTTGATCCTTCGTGGTATCGCACTGACTCAGTCGGCGCTCAATGTCAGCTTCTTCCGACTCAAGGCACGTTCTCTTCAATTTTACTTTCTCAAGGTGGAAATTTTCTGCCTTTGTTTTACCAAGGACTTCAACAAGTCCCTGCTCTTTGGCAGATAGACTATACGGCGGGCTTTTTAAAGGGCGAGATCCCCGAAGACATTCTCGACATTATCGGGCTTAAGGCTTCGATCATGCCGATGAACATTGCGGGTGACCTGATCGCGGGTGCCGGTATCGCATCAAAAAACATTTCACTTGATGGACTCTCTCAGGGGATCGTGACCACGGCGTCTGCGGAGAACACAGGTTATACGGCCAACATCAAACAACGTGAGAAGGAAATTGCTTCGCTGTTGAAGGGCTTGAAAGAGTTCTACTGCGGAATCAGTTTTGCGGTGATGTGACATGGCAAACGATACGCTCTTTGGAAAGCCAAAATCGCTTCGTGGATTAAAACCCGCGAGCGTCAACGTGCGTCCGAAGCGCAAGGACTCAAAACCCTCACGGGTTGATTTAAAACCAGAAGAGTTTGAAAACCTGATCGAGGATCAGGGGATTTACGTGAGAATCACTCCGTCGATCCTTTGTCCGAATCGCACAGACCTCGGCGACACAAATCACGTTCTCGACTGCCCACTTTGTTTCGGCGATCAACTTATCGACTCGCCTGAAAACGCGGTCGAAACTTGGGCGTTTCTTCAGGGCATCAAGGGCCAAAAAGAGCTTCAGGTCCAAGGCATTTACGACATCAAAGATGCGACCATCACGACAAAGCAAGCGGTGAAACTGTACTATTGGTACAAAATCGAAGTCCTCGATTTTTCCGCAGTTTATAATCAGCTCTTAAAGCGTGGAACCGGGGATACTGACCGCATCCGATATTCGTCGGCAAAGCCTGGGTCGGCACCTCTCACTGTTTTAACTGACGAGGTTCTTCAGGCTAGCGCGCCAGACGTTCCAACAATCTGCATCGACTCATCTGGCATTCGCTATGCGCGGGACAAAGATTTTAAGATCGCTGATCGTCAACTTCAGTGGCTCAGCAAATTAAGACGTCCGAAGTCCGGCACTCTCTATTCACTGATTTATCCGGTCCTTCCGACGTTTCGAGTTCTCGATCTCGTTCACGAGCATCGCTACTACTACGTGAGCTTTAAGCGGTTGGACAAAGTTCCCGTTCACCTTCCGCAGCAAGCCGTCATCCGTTGGGACTACTTGGCGCGAGGGAGTGGAAATCAAGTGCTGGCCCCTGTGCCAAGCGTTGCCCTCCCAAGCCCATGATATTCACCATCGAAGACCGATTAAAGGATTTGGGCTACGCACTCGAATCTTTGTCTGTGGGGATGAAGGAAGCCTTCAATACGGCAGTCGTTTCCGTCGCCCAGGGTGCCCAACAAGAATGGACGAGACTCGCGCAGGCGCGGCTTAAAACCTCTCAAGACATTTACATCGGCGGTCTCAGGCAGGCCGAATCATATTCGGTAAAAAAGATGGGACCTGACGGGGTCATAGCTGAAATTCAACTTGTGGGAGTGATGCCAAACAATATCGAATTCGGTATGGCGGCCTTTGACATGAAATCGGTTCGCCCCGGTTGGCTTGGCGGCGGGAAAGTGAAGCACGGTAAAAACGGCGACTACGTTGTGATACCGATCCGTCATTCAACCGGCCAGAGCACTCGGTTTAATTATACTGGCAAAGCCGCAGCGATCACCGGGCCGGACCTAAAAACTCAGCTTCGCAAGGTCGTGAAGCAATATGGGCTCGACAAGGCTCTTACGGCAGCGGCAGGTGAAGTCGCCACGCGCCGAGTTCCGACCAACGCGCCTGTTCATCCTTACCTTCAGGGACTTCAAAAAACAGAGATGGCCGTACCTTCTGGCGCGGCTAAGGGGTTTTCGAGGTCCAGTACGCTTACGACTTTCCGAATCATGTCGGTTAACTCAGCTCCAGACTCGTGGCTCCATCCTGGATTAAAACCTGCGAACCTCCTGCAAGAAGTTGAAGCATGGGTCGATAAAGAACTCGACCGCGTAATGGAAAGCATTTTGGGAGCCTAATGATCGACCTGAGTTATCCACCACCTTTAATTACCGAAGACGAAGGCACTGGTCTTTTTCCCGTTGATTTTTTACTTGAAGACGCACTCAGAGTCGGCTTTGATTGGTTTAAGACTGATCCGAAAGCACCGAACGCGGTCTTCTCCCACCTGGGGACAAAATTCCTCTCAACAAAATACGGGCAAGCCAAGATCAATGAGATCGCGGCGTTTATTAAGAAGTACGATATTCGTATCGTACAGCACTTCTCAATGATCGACGAACAGATGCCTACGATTTCAATTCAGCTTTTAGATAGCTCCGAGATGACAGAGCGAACAGCTTTTGCGGATTTCGCTGGGACTATCGACGCTTTGAATGAACAGAACGAAGTGATCGGCAGATCAGAGATCAAGTACACGCCGGTTTTCGACAACGTCCACATCGGGATTCACACTTCGAATACTCCCGACCTTTGCAAGTACCTTTATTATTTAATCGTTTACATATTGCTTTTGTTTAAGCCCGAGCTTGAAAAGCGCGGCCTTCAGCTATCGACATTCCGCGCGACGGATATTTCGAAGCTCAACGAGTATCTTCCTTCAAACATTTATTCGCGGTTTATCAATTTTTCCACGTACTCGGTCGCCAAAATCGACGCAGGCTCATTGCCAATGATTAAGAACTTCCAAGTCCAGGTTGTCGGCGAGGAGAGTGTTCTTGGGGTGGAACTTCCCGAGAGCGGTGCCGACAAGGTTGGCATAAGCGTGGTTGACATCCAGGAGAGTACAAATGGCTAAGGGAAGTAAGTATGATCGGTCTTCTGACGGTGAAGACTTAGAGGTTGTTTCGGTTGAAGAAAAAGTTGTGAAGTCGAAGGCGGACGTGATTCGCGCATCGAGTCTCCCCGAACATCAAAAGGATAAGTACCTTCGAGACATCGGTGAGATCAAGGGCGAAGAACACGATCCAAGTAAAGTTTCGTTTGAAGTGTACGCGGCTGTGCGAAAAATTAAGCCCGGTCGTCACAAAGCAATGCTTGTTTATCCCGGAGCTAAAGGGAAGAAACAAGCGACGCTCACTGAATGGGATCAAATATTTAAGAACTTCTAAGGGGGAGAAAAGTTATGGCAATCACTCGAACTTTTAACGGAGCAACGATTCTTAAGCCTGGCGCTTATTCGAAAATCGTTGTGGAGAACTTAACTGGTTTTCCGCTGCAAGCTTCCGGCACGGTAGGTATCATCGGAGAGGCAATCGGCGGTGCTCCTGGCGTCGTTGATGTCTTAAGCAAGGCGCAAATTCAATCTGCAAGGGCTCGTTACAAAAGCGGACCTATCGCAGATGCACTTGCACTCATCGCAGAGCCTTCAAACGATCCGCGCGTGCCGAATGGTGCGAGCACCATTATCGTTTGGAAAACAAATAACGGAACTCAATCGGCTCTAGGCCTTTTGAACAATTCCGGCAACGCGAAGATCGCACTGAAGAGCGCAAACTACGGTGCAGATGAAAACACTGACTCTGCGGCAGTGGCCGTCGGTTCGGTCGCAGACATTTACGCTCAAATCTTAGGCTCGATCAATGGACCTTTCACGCTTCCGGCGTCGGGTTCTCTGATTCTGAAAGTCGGAGGCGTCGTTTACACGTACATCTCGACTCTGTCTGCCGGTGTTCAAACCGCAGCTCAAGTAGTCGCCGACATGAACGTGTCAGGGAGCTGGTCTCCTTCGAAGCCGGTTGTTGCAAGTCTTGTCGGTTCTGCGGTTCAAATCGCACTCGACATCTCAGCACTCCCGACGGCGAAGCATGACTACGGTTACATAGTTATTGACCCAGTTTCGACTCTCGATACCGTTCTCGGTATTGTTGGCTCGGTTCGAGGCCAAAAGGGCTCACGCATCCTCACCTTCAAAAAGGGTTTGGTTACTGAGCAAATGTTGGAAGCTGGCGGCGTAGACCAAATCAGCATCCAGTACACCGGCACGGGAACAGACGCGAATCTTTCCATTGCTCCAACTCTCGGCGCTCTTACAATGACCTCGGTTGTTGCAGGTGCGGCGGGTGACGACCTCAACATCGCTTTGAGCGATGCTTCTGGAAATCCGACAATCACTCTCGGTCAGTTGGTGGATCTCATCAATGCAACGGGCAAATACTCGGCACAACTTCTTGGCCCTTCTGGCGCGGTAAACGCACTCGAACTCGATCACTACAATATGATTGAGTGCAAGGCGATGCCAGTGAAGCTTCGCATGGACGACTTCTTGTTGGTGAATATCATCAACACGACTTCGGCGATCATGACGGCAACGTCAGTCGGCGGATACGGCGAGCTTGCTCCGGCAATCGCGACCTTCCTCACTGGCGGATCTGACGGCGTATCGACGAACACAGATTTCGCAAATGGCTTTGAAGCCTTCCAAGAAGAGCGAATCAACGTGGTCGTTCCTTTGATTTCGGCTTCGGTCGGATCTCTGGACATCGACTCCATCAACGCTTTGGCTTCGGCCCATGCGACTTGGGGTTGGAGCACGGACGGCAAGAGCGAGCGTGCATGTTTCGTTTCAAAAAAAGGTACGAAAGCAGAATTCAAAAAAGCGTGTCAGACGTTGAACAACGGTTTCGTGAATTGCTTCGGTCAAAGCGTCACTGTGTTGAATTCAAAGAATACTTTGGCGAATCAAGATCCTTGGGCATTTGCATGTGTCGCGGCAGGAATGCGCGCGGGTCTCGAAGTCGGCGAGCCGCTGACTTTCAAAGGGATCAACGTAAACAACTTGTTCGTAGCCGATGGCTCTTGGAACCCGAAAACGGATTTCAACGAGATGATCGCTGCGGGTTGTACGATTGGCGAAGGTGTTGACGGCGGTGGCTTCCGAATCGTACTCGGCAACACGACCTACGGCATCGACCCAAGCTTCGTCTACAATCGTGAATCGGTTGTTCAAGCTGCGGGCTACGTGGCTTACGATCTTCGATTTAACCTTGAACTCACGTTCACTGGTACGAAGGCGAAGACCGGATCGGCGACTGCAATTGCAAACTTCATCAAATCGCGAATGACCGCTTATCTCGGTGCGGACATTATTGTTGGAGACGACTTGAACGGGGGCCTTGGTTACTACGCGAAAACTCTTCGTGTAAACGTCAACGGTGATGCCGCTGCGATTAATGTGGCGATCACTCCTGTCCAAGGTATCGACTTTATCTTGCCGACCATTTACTTGGCCGACATTCAACAATCTGCATAACCGAAACTGAGAAAGGGGTTAAATTATGTCTACTACTATGACGGGTGCAAAAGCGGTCTTCCGACTCAACGGGACGCAGGTCGCTTACGCTTCGAACGTGTCTTACAATGAAAACATCCAGCTTGAGGAAGTAAACGTCCTCGATCAGCTTGAAGTGATGGAGTACGCAGAGGTCGGCTACAGAGTCGATATGTCGTGCCAAACATTTCGAGTGGCGAATCAGTCGGTGAAACAGCTCGGGATCATGCAGAAGTTGGGAAATATTCTGACTCAAGGTGTGCTCACCGCTGAAGTCATCGACAAGAATTCGGGACTTACGCTCCTCCTTATGGAGGGTGTGAAGCTCGAATCGCGTCAGACCACGGTCGATGCTCGCGGCTTGATGACAGAGACTTGGTCCTTCAAAGGGATTAAATCTTCTGACGAAGCTGGGCAGTAATTTTATAGCTGAGGGGTCGATTCTTGTAGTCGGCCCCTACAGCGCATCGAGTTAAAAGTTTTCGACAGTCGAAAAGTTGTGAAGTTAGGTTGAAAGGATATTTATGCAGAAGTTCAAGTACGTGCTTCCAGAAATGGAATGCAAGTTCGACATTCAAGTCGTTGGCGAGGAGTCTCAGCAAAACTGGGTCGGTAAATTCCTTTACCGTCGCCCAAACCTGCGTGAGCGCGCGGCCATCGACGTCATGTATCGCCGTTTAAATGGCGACATGCTCACGCTTGACCCCGAAGTGCAGGCTCTCAATGAGGCTCTGGCATTTCTGCGTTTCACCCTTAAAGACTTCCCGGATTGGTGGAAAGACTCAGATTTCGGCGGCGCAATTTACGACGCGAATTTGATTCTCGAAATTTACGGCAAGTGCATGAACTTCGAAGCCGAATGGCGGAAGAAAGTCATGGGGGGAAATCCAGAAAACGTGAGGGTACAAGATGAGAACGAAGCGCCTAAGCTGGCTTCTGAGGCATCACCTACCTGATTTCACGAACGACAATCTTCACCGGATCGCGATTTCCAACCTTCAAGACGGACAGCGCGACCTTGAGAGATGGTGGGCGAAGAAATATGGGACGCCAAAAAAAGCCTACGATGAACATGTCGTCGAAGAACTTCTGATCGAGAAGTTTGAAGACTACTACTCGCAAAACCCCGATGAGATTGCTCGGTTTGAAGACTTGGTCGCGAAGGGCAAGGAAGATGACTGGGATGGAGCTATGTCGGCGGAGCACGAAGCGGGAATTGCCAAGTGGCTCTCAAAAAAGAAAAAAGTAGACCTCTCCAAATACCAGTCCAACGACGAATTAACCGAAGAGGATGAGAAGAAGATTCTCGATTCTCTCGGGTTCAATCTTCCGAAGTCCTCGAAGCTCGTTAATCTCGGCGACGGCGACTTGAAAGAATTTGATGATGACTTCTTAGGGGGCGGTAAACTGTGAGCAAACAAGCCAAAATCTCAATCACAGCGGATACGAAAGGGTTCAAAGCCCAAATCGACTCCGCCAAGAAACAGGCGGAGAGCCTTTTCAAGATGAAGATGTCTCCCGAAGCCAGTAACGGCTTTCGGAAGATGCTTGGCGATCAGTTCACCGGCCAAATTAAAGCGGCGGAGAAGTCCATCGGCGCGCTTCAAAAGCGCATGGAGCAAGTCGGCAAGGGCTCCATTGTCGATCAGAAAAAACTCGACCATTATATAGCTCGCGTCGAAGATCTCACTGAGGCTTTAGACAAAGCGAAAAAAGCGCAAAAAGGTCTAGGCAGTATCGGTGCTGGTCCGATGGCCGCGAAGCCTGGCGAACAGAAGCCACCTCCTGAGCCACCGGCTCCCGGCGGAGGTCTTGCAGATAAGCTTGGCGACGTCGTCAAGGGTATGGGCCTCGCACTCGGGGCGATGTATATTTATCAGCGCCGTTTAGGAATGGCGAAGGAGCGAACTTCAATTCGCGAACTTGGGGCCGCCGTCGGTTCTGAAACTTCGACGATGGGCTTTACGCCTGCCGAACGAAGATCTCGAATGCTCGATACCGCAAAGGCATCGGGCGAGAACCTCTCGGCTTACAAAATGGATAAGCTCACCGACCTCGGTGAAACGGCCCAGCGCGCTTATGGCATCGACCAGTCTGAATCAACCGGGGCTATGAAGACCGCGCGACAGGCGGGCGGCGAGGGTGACAAATACCTGGCAAACACAATCGGCGCGGCGACTGCCGCTGGCTTAGAGGGCTCGCGAATCGGCGAGTTTTTGCAGGCGTCTTCCGAGTCTCTCGCAGAGATGTCTCGCGGAGTAACCATCGACACTGGTTCTCTTAACGGTTTTGCGGCTTCACTTTCGACTCTTCCATTTTTTAAAAACGACCCCTCAAAGGCCTTTGATGCAATCAAGGGGATCAACGGAGCCTTCACGGGCGGTGACAGATTCCAACAGGCTCAAGCTTCTCGCTCAATTCAAGAAGCTGCGGGTGGATCTCTTAATCCTGCGGCGGTTGAACAACGTCGCTCAGCGGGAATTTTTGGACAGATCAAACCTGAAACTCGCGAGATTCTTAACAGTATTGGCGCGAAGGATACGTCTAAAGCCTTTGGCGGCGACGTACTCAATAAGATGGTTGGCAATGCCGTTGGGCAAACCAAGGGCATGGATGGCGACTCAAGACTCTACGAGGTCATGCAGCGACTTGGTTTAAAGGGTGAGGGCGGAATGCAAGTCGCCGGGAAATTTATCAAGGCGGGGGGAATGAAGGGCTCTGGCGTTGATTCAAAATCACTCGCCAATGCTCAGATGGACCCGCAAGAGCGTTTGAACAAGACGATGGAAAACGTCGATGGCAACATGCTCAAATTAAACGCGACTCTCGAACAGTCGCTCGATAAAGCGGTTGATGGTCTGACGAACACGATCATCGAACTCACGACTCAGATCGTAAATCTCATTAACAAAATGGGCGGAAAAGACGCTGCCTCGAATGTCGGCGGAGCGGTCATCGGAGCGGGAACTGCATACCTCGGCTACAAGGGTTTGAAGGGGATGTGGAATAAGTTCCGTGGCGGCGGAGCTGCGGCAGAGGGTGGAGCGGCAGCGGAAGGTGGAGCTGCGGCGGCAGAAGGCGGAGCACTCGCCGGAGAAGGTGCCCTGGCCGGAGAAGGCGCTCTCGCGGCGGAAGGTGCCGCCGGAGCTGGTATCGCAGGTGGCCTGACCGCTGGGGGCTTAGCTCTTGGAACTCTCGGCGTCGGAGCTGCGGGTCTCGCGGGCGTCGGCGTCGGGATGGGGATCAACCATCTCTCGCGCAAATACACCGACAAGAAAAACCGCTATGGGCAGCACTCTGACATGCTTGAACGTGGAGTCGGAAAGGCAATGACTTACGCTCCTTCGTGGGCGGGCGGTATCTCCGATGGGCAGTACGACTCAATGTACGGCAGCGAGGGCAACGATTCGATGATCGACAAGGCGATGGACGAGCAAAAAAATAAAAAGCTCGCATCTGGAACCGGAGCGGACTCTTCCGGTTCGGCCTCACATCAATCGGCAGGCGCTCTCTTTGACGCGAACACGCAGGCCACCTCTCAAAACACTGAGGCGATGAATCAACTTACTGCGGCTCTCTCGGCACAACGCGGAGCTGGCGGCGGCAGATCGGCATCGGCTGGCGGCGGACGCACGGTGAAACACGGAATGAAGGTTGGATCGAATGGCGGATGAGGCAAAGCAAACGCTTGAACAACGCCAGGGGACAACGCCGTTTGGCTCGTTCCCTCTCGGTCGTCGAGCGGTCGGATCTCGAACAACTTTTGTTTCGGTTAAATATTTTCACTACACGAAGCAAAATTTTGGCGTAGCGAGCAACGTGAATCCAAACGGTTTCAATCCAAGCGACGTGACCGATGTCCAAGTCGGGATCATCGAAGAAGAAGTTCTCTCGATGAAGCTGAATAAGTCACTCTCGGGGACAAGTGGAACCTTTGACATTCGTCTGACTCCAACAAAAAACTGGAAGTCACTTCTCTCTCCGGGCGACTGGATTGCAATTTATATTTACGACCGATACCGCGTGAAGGGTCAAGAAGGCGACGACCTTGATTCGAAAAACCTTCTCATGCTCGGCAACATTGACCGAATCTCCCGGTCGCTTCAAAAGGGCGACGACAACACAGACAAGGTGAAACTTGAATACGTGATCTCGGGAAGAAACTTCGGAAAGGTTTTCGAAGACACCGAGATTTGGTTTGACCCCTATGTCACGCAAGAGAATGTGCTCGACATCATGCTTCGAACGGCGGGCCTTGAGATCGTTGGAAACCCAACCAACATGGTCACGCAAGTGATCGACATCTTCTTGGGTCAGGGCGCAAAGCTTAAAGGCGGATCAACCAACCCACTCAATCAGTGGGTGATACCAGATGAACTTGGTAGACTTTTTGGTTCAAGCGATTCGAACGCACTTTTTTATTCGATCCTTTCAACCAACATTCAAAGCGGGATGCCGGGCTTTAAAGTCCGAAACATGCTCTCTCCAGAGTCTTCGGGTTCTATTTGGGGAATGCTTCAAAAGTCCTCTAATCTTCTTGTGAATGAAATTTTCCTAGAGGAGGTCAGAGACGGTGATGGAAGGGCATTCCCGACCTTCGTTTGTCGGCCAAGACCACTTCAGACTCCATTTCTTAACTCGCAGTTCGGATCTGAAAAATCTTCGATCAAGCCTCTTCTTCGTGGCTGTCATCAATCCCTGCAAGAACTTGCAGCGACATCGTTTCTTGAGATTTCACCGGCAGAAATTATTTACGAAGATCTCGGTAAAGACGATCACTCGCGCATGAACATGTTTTGGCTTTCGGTTCACCAAGCCTACGAGTATGCATATTCGAGAGCTGCAAACTTAAAAGAGCTTGGGCTTATGAACCCGACGTTCAATCGCCCGCAAATTAATCGTCACGGGCTTAAAAGATTCGAACAGACTTTGGACTTTTCATTTGTGGAGGACGCAAGCGGAACGGCGGTACAAGCTCCCGCACCGAATATCACGCTATTCAAGGCCTTCATGGCTCAAGTTTACGACATGAACTACGCCAATCATCTCTACGACGTCGGGTCAATCACATGCACCGGAGTCCTTGAGGCCGAGCTTGGCAAGGCTCTCGTTGTTAAGGGAGACCCGGCGGTGAAGGGGTCTCTCGACAAAATTTATTATATTGAGGGCTACTCTCACGATTGGTCTTTTCCAAACTCGTGGAAGACAACCTTCACCCTTACGCATGGACAGTTCAAATCAAACGATGGAAACATTTTTATCGACGCAATTGGACCGGGAGACTTCGGTCAGGCCGACGTCGCTCTCCAAACGACTTACCTTTCTAAAACGAAAACGGACAGAAGCTAATGGGACAATACACGGAAGATGGCGGAGTCATCTCAAGCAAACTCCCAATTTCAGAGCGCGGTGGTGGACCGAAAGGCCACAACTCAATGTTCGGTTTGTTCCGTGGAATTGTTATTCGCGCAATCTTCCCCAACGACGCCGACTCTTTCACTGGCGACCGGATGGAGTACGTGGTGAGAGTTCGCGGGCAAGAATATCCGAACTGCATCGACATGCGAAAGGGCGGTGGGGTCTTTGACTACTCCGAGCGCGTTCGTTCAATCACGGAGAAATCTTTTTCTGGAGAACTCAGCGAAAAAGAATTTAACGAGAACTTAGACGGCGAACACGTTTACATCATGTTCATTGAAGGCAAGGGTGACATCCCAATTATAATTGGGGCCGCGACTCACCCGAAGCAATATGTGAAATCCACAAAAGAACAAGCTCAGTTCGAGGTCGATGAGTTCAACGGTCTTGAAATCGGTATCGACAAAAACGGATCTTACACGATCACGCAGGTCGGTTTGAAAGACAAAGACGGAACGGTTTTAAATCCTGACGCTGTCTCTTCGATTATCAAGCTAGATGCAAAGACCGGCGACATTGAGTTTAATCCGTTCGGTATAGAGGACGCCGCTTCACTTCGTATGAAGCTTACGAAGTCCACGAAACAGGTGGACATTGACGCTCAGGGAAATTCTATCGTGATGGGTGCAAGCGGCATCACGACGACGGATAAAAACGGCAACATCGTTGAGATGAAATCGGGAGCTGTAAACATCACGGTTTCGGGCGACGCAAAAGTCGCCGTTTCCGGCAAGGCCGACATTTCGACAGGTGGTGACACAAAAATCACTGCGGGCGGAAACGTCGTTTTGGCAGGATCAAAAGTGGAAATGAACGGATCGAGCGGAATGGTTCTCACTACGGTGACCGACCCCGTGGTCGATTTAATTACAGGCACTCCCACAGTGGGCGTTCCAACAGTAGTGGCGGGGTAAAAATGAATCACTTCTCATGCGACATTTGTAAAAAGAAAACTTTTGTAAACCCTCCAACGGAGCCGGTTTTCACAAAGGATGCGGACGGAAACAATATTCCAGTTCTCGTAACTTTGAAGTCGATGGACTTCAACACTGGAGAGATGGTTGAGACTCAAGTCCAAAAGCAGGTGGACCTTCAGCCTCGCGCGCACATCATTCGCCTGACGGCAGGCCAACAAATGATCCAGAAAGATTTTTGCTCCGCCTGTCTTCAGAAGGTGATGCCTGAAATCAAGGTTCTCTGGGATCGCCTGGAAGAAATTTAAGTGGCAATCGTCGGCTCCGCTTGGTCGTCCACTCTTTACGGGACTCTCTCGGGGATGGGAATGAACGGCCAACAACTCCACAAGTTCACGGATGCGATTGGAAACGGATCGCAAATGTCTATCGTTGGGAAGGCATTCACGACAACGGATGTCGGTCTTATCATAGGCGTCGGAGTAGGTGCCGGAGTCGGCATTATGGGGATCTCGGCGGGTGACGTAACGAATGCAATTTATGGAAATTGTCAGGCAATTGGGTTTACCGGATCGCGACTTCACGATCTCTGCACGGCAATCGGATCATCTCTCGTTTCAAACCTCGCGCTCGCGACTTTGGTCTCCGCTCATGGCCCAGTTTTCCAGGGAGCTGGAACCGTCGTGGTCGGAAGTATTGCCGTGGACCCGGACGAGTGGGGTTCAAATATCCACTCCTCGGCACCGGACTTTCTTGGGAACCGATGGTCGGACTTTGCGAATGCGATTGGAAAAGGCTCGGCGAGTCAAGTCATCGCATCTGGAACCGGAGCGGTGGTTATCACGGGAACATTTACTGGTCCAGCCCCTCCAGGCCCGATACCAGGCGCGGGTGTGGGTGCGGGAACGATTTCTTAATCCGAAAGAGGCAGCATGGGTCCAAATGCGTTTCTAAATTTGACGGGAGAGATCTAGCTTGGGTGCTTTCAGTGATCTGCAAAATCAGGTAAAAAATGCGGTAAATGCGGTCGAGGGTCTACTAGGCTCTGCGGAGGCCGACGCATCTGTCCGTTACCCGGTCGCAGGTCCAACCCGTCAGGAAATCACCAACATCCCGAACTACATAGACGGCTCGTGGAAAAAATCTCTGGGCTACGGCTTTGAGGTTGTCCGCGTCAGTTCGGGCGGCTCCCCGGAGGCTGCGAAGGATGGTTGGCAAGAATTTCGACTTCAGATCAATCCCCAAGAACTCACTCAAGATGAGATCTTTGCGATTGAAGTGACGCCGACATTGCGCGGAATCGTAGTCGAACATCACGGCACGATCCTTAAAGACATTGTTATGTCCGGCACGACCGGCGTTTCACCTCTTAGATCATCCGACGGAGCCAACAAGAACACTGGCAAACCACTTCTCAATCAGACTGGTTCTTCTGGTTTTGAAGAGTTCAATGAGCTGCGCTCGTACTTCCGAACGTATGTCGAACACAAGCGTGTCGATCAGCGGGAGAAGGGTGAGCTTCGAATGGTCTTTAAAAACTTTAAAGACAACGAAATGCTTTACGTCGAGCCTCAGAAATTCTCGATGAAGCGTTCGGCGGCAAAGCCCATGATGTACGACTACACTATCGTGCTGAAGGGGATTGGAGTTTACATTCCGCCAAAGGCTGAGGGAAAGACTCTCAGCTTTTTTCAAAATTTAGACAACGTGATTTCGAGCGTTCAAAATACTCTCGAAACTTCGGTTCAAGTCATCAATGGGGCGATTGGGATCATCACGCGAATTGAACGCGCGGTCGCCAACGTCATCATCTCAGCACTCACCTCTGTGATCCAAGCGATTCAGGCAGTGAGATCAGGACTGACCTCAATTCTGTCGATCCCTCGCGGAGCACTCGATCAGATTGTCGCGGACGTAAAAAGAATCGGCGACAATTTAGCCGATGCTTTTGGGATCAAACTTGGATCGGCAGTGACGTCCTCTGGCTCGGCTTCAACTTCGTCGGTTTCGTATAACTCGATCACGGGTCGCACTTCGACCCTCGTTGCAGCTTCAGGCCGGACACCGACTTATCAAGAAAATCAGATCATGAATGCGTTCACAAAAACGCAAGGTGCCCTTTTACTTCTAGCATCTCAAACTCAGCTCTTCACTCAGTCGGCAAAGCAATCGAACGACGCGGTCTCAGCTTCGTTCAACAACCAGTTCTCTATTCAGACGCCGAACACTGTTCGCGCGGTAACCGTGCTTGGGGACGATGATCTTCACACGATTGCAGCTCGTGAACTTGGCGACGTGGATAAATTTCGAGACATCATCGTTTTAAATAATCTGAAGCCGCCATATATCTCGGCGACTCCGGGGCCGGGAGTCCTATCTCCAGGATCGACAATCCTGCTTCCTTCTCAAAACTCGTCTCTCGACACGGGTGTGAAGCAAAACAAAATTTACAACATCCAAAGAACTCTCGGGGAATTAGAGCGCGCTCTCGGAGTTGATATTCAACTCACGAAGGACGGCGACATTTCAATTTCGAACGTAGGAGATGCTTCTCTTATTGGCGGGATCAACAATTTCGGTCAGGCTATTTCTACGAAGCTCTTCCTCGAACCAGGATCTCTCAAAAGACATCCTGGAATTGGAACAAGTCTCGGCGTGGGCCGCAAGGTTACGACGACTTTTTTAAATGATTTGAAATCGCAGATTCTCGCGTCACTCGCTCAAGATCCTCGGGTCGAATCGGTGCCAGCGATAACTATTAGTCAACAAGGTGGAACGACGATGATCAATATGTTGGTTAAGGCCACAAAGATTGGTCAACCCGTTCCGATCCCGTTGAACTTAAACGTAAGTTAGAGGTAACGGATGGCACTTTTTCAGCCCAGAGTCTTTCAGCAAATTTTCGCAGGCATGGTCGGACGACTTATTTCGTCTACTCCGCTTACGGATTTAAACATCGGTTCGGTTTTCACCACGATGCTCGAAGCCGCCGCTCAAGAAGATGACGAACAATACTTTCAAATGTTGGAGATCATTCGAGGCTACTCGCTTGATACTGTTTCTGGATCTGATCTCGATGCTCGTGCGTATGAGTATTCTCTTAGTCGTCATCCGGCGGCTTATGCCTCTACTACCGTAAGCCTCATCGACACGGCGGTCGCAAAGGTCTTTACGAATGCCTACTCGGGTCTTCCGGGATCGGCTTCGGGAACTTTCTTAATCAACGGAAACGCACTCACTGGTTTCCCGGCCTTGGGCAGAATAATCATCGGTCGCGGCACTCCGCGCGCAGAGACGGTGAGCTACAGCTCTATAACTCAGAACACAAATTATGTGACGTTCAACCTGGCCGGTGCCCTGGCGTATGATCACGGCACTGACGAAACGATCATTCTATCTCAGGCGGGAAACCGTTCGGTAAACGCCGGGATCATCGTCATCGTTCCGGCGTCTGACATTAACCCAAAAATCGCCTATCGACTTACTTCGGCGGCGACAATTTTGGACGGCGAACGTCGGGTTGATCTTGTTCCGGTGACGGCCTCGGTCGCAGGCTCCCAAGCGAACGTACCGATTGGCTCGATCACGGCATTCCAGGCTCTCCCGTTCGCAACGGCGACCGTGTTCAATGTCGCGCGCGTAACCAATGGAGCGGATCTCGAATCCGATCAGGACCTTCGCGATAGAATTAAATCGACCATTCAATCTCTCTCGCGCGGGACTGGCCGCTCGATCACGACAAACGTGACCGGGGTTCTTTCAGTAACGGACAACAAACGAGTTGTTTCGGCGTCACTCGTTGAGCCGACCATCCCTGCGGACGTGGTAAAGCTCTTCATCGACGATGGAACCGGATTCATTCCGAGCTTCGCTGACGTGGGTTTTGAAACCGTGGTTCAACAAGCTCAGGGTGGAGAAAAGTTTCTATTCGCTCAAAACGTGCCGATGGTGAAGGCCTTTGTCGAAACTCAGAACTCCGAGCCTTACAACCTGATTGGCGGCGAGACTTTATTCGTCGCCGTTGGCGGCGTGATCGAAACCATTGCTTTTCTTTCGACTGACTTCTCGACTCCGGGCAAAGCTTCGGCCCAAGAAGTTCTGACGAAGATCAATGCGACCGCAAACTCCTTTGAGGCTCGCGTGACAAAGACCGGAGCAACGGTTCGAATCTTTTCTCGGACAAACGTAAACGAACAGATCCAGGTCACTGGCGGAACAGCGAATGCGATCCTTGGCTTCCAAACGAGCTTGAAATTTACGTCGTTCCTTTACCGGGTTTCAAATTCGAAGGCAAAGCTCCTCACGAAGGACGGCGTTACGGCGTCGGTCCAGTGTACAAGATCGGCGGCATATTCATTTCCGACCGAGAAGAACTTGGTTATCATTGTTGACGGGGCGACCGAAGATCCTCAGATGGCATGGATAAAGCCCTCTGACTTCGCCTCTCCGACGTCTGTCACCGCACCCCTGGCAGTGGCGATCTTAAACTCAAGACTCGCTGGCGTGACAGCGCAGACCGTTTCAAACGGCCTTCAAGTGTCACTCACCTCAAAGACTCCACTCTCAACCGGCTCGATGGTTCAAGTAGTTGAGAATTTCACAAACGTATTTAATCTGTCAGGTTCTTACACTGACATCACGGCGGCGCTAAAGATAAGTGCTCAAATTTCGCACAACGCTGCGGACACACTCTTTCTTGGACACGCGACCGTGGCCTTCCAAAGCTTGTACGTCTCGGCGGTAACTTCAGGTGGCGGAGGAAATCCAAACTTCCAATTTTATAACGGGACCTCTTGGCAAACATTCGTTCCACTCGATGAAACTTCAAACCTCACGACGACGGGTCACTTGCTCTTCCGTCTGCCGGGGACTTGGACTCCAAGTGTGGTGAATGGAGTTCTTGCCTATTGGATCAAGGTTGCGAACATTCCCTCGACCACCCTCGCAATGAAGATCTGTTCCGGAAATGAAGTCTTTGGCTTCCCAGAGGCCAACGTCGTCGGCGCGAACAAAGACTACACACTCAACCGATTTTTGGGTCAGATCGAACTCGAACAAACATTAAACACTCTCGATTCGGTAACCCTTGGATCTCTCGACACTCGCGCATCGGTTGTATCGGTCGCAGGAAACTACGGTCTGGCGGGCGGCGAAACGCTTAATATTTTGATCGACGGCATTGCGCAAAGCTCAACCATCCAACTTTCAGATCTTTCAAATCCAGGCTCCGCTCTTCCTTCCGAGGTTGTAGCCCGCCTGAATAAGGATTTAAACGGAGCTACAGCTTTCACGGTCTCTGGCGGAACTCAGATCAAGATCCAAACAAACACTTGGAAAGGTGGACTCCTCCAAGTCACTGGCGGAGCGATGAACGTATATCTTCAGCTCTCGACGGACGGTCAGACATCGTATGATCCGCACGTCCCGGCACTTTTGTCGGTCGCGGGGCCATTTGCGTTCCAACCTGGCGACAATATTATCGCAGTTCTCGACAACAACTCGGCAAACAACTTCACTACGCCATGCACGGTCCCATCAACACTGACGGGAGCCACAAGCTCGACGTCAATGACTGATGGAGCCCTCTACAATACGTTCGTGAATGCGTCGGATCTCACCGGCTTTGATTTCATTTACACTCAAACTTATTTCAAGACGATTCAGGCGATTCAATTCAGCTCTTCAAAGACTTCTAAGTCGCTGGTCAACATCGCGTACACGACAGGGGCAACGGCTGGAGCCGAGGCGGTTGTCGTTGCTGGAAACAATATCGTTTTCCAAATCGCATCTGGCGTAACGACGGCAAGCAAGATTTTGTCGGTCTACAACGGCTCGACAGCGGCGAAGGCTCTCGTAAGCGCAACGCTTGTCGGATCTGGTTCGGCGGCACAAGTTTCGACCGCGCAGACTTTTCTCGCAGCGGTTCGAGCAACAATTGCCTCGTACACTATTCCGTCGGGCCTGCTCACTCTCGCATCGGGTCTTCCGGTAACACCTGCGGTGGGAGACACCTACGAGGTCGCGCCGAAAACTTCTGCACAAGTCGTGTCCTTCTGGTCGAACAAACGAGTCGCCCTTGTAACGACGGTGGCCGAAGTTCGAACGGCTGCGGGCGGAACGAGGGTACAGATTGCGTCTCTCGTCTCAGGCGAATCGGCTTCAGTTCGAATCCCTGGCGGCGAAGGAAACAACGCACTTCAGTTCTCAACTTCAATACTGATCGGCACTGACGGGTACAGGAACTACACAGGTCTTGCGCAGCTCGCGCAGTGGACAGTCGATGGAAGGTCTTCAGATCTTGCGAAATATCCAGGCTTCCGAGCTGCGGGTGTTCAAGTCGAAGTCGCAGAGGCCGTGAAAGTTCCAATCTCGGTTTCGATGACCATCACGACGCAAGAAGGGATCACGCTTTCTTCGATTTCAAACGACATCAAGTCTGCGGTTTCTTCTTACATTAACTCTCTGCCAGTTGGCGGAGAGGTTGTCGTCTCCTCAATCGTCGCGGTTGTAAAAGCAGTGAACGGGGTATTCGACGTAAGGGTGAATAGTCCGACGGCAAACGTGCCTATCTCTTACAACGAATTAGCGAGGGTCGTAGAGAGTACGATCACGGTGGGCTAATGGCAAAACTTGATAAGATGACGCGCTTTGTGCCGGGACTTTACCGGCCATCTGAAAATGAAAATGTTCGCGGACTTCTTTATGCGTGGTCTGGTGAAGACGATGGAATCGTTCAATCTGTGATTGACGCCAAAGAACAACTCTTCGTCCAAACCGCGCAACTCCAATATCTCGATGCTCTCGGTTCAAACGTCGGCGTGTTTCGTCCAACGGCTTTTCAGTTGGCAGATGAACAGTATCGCCTTCTAATTCCCGCTCTTTCGTTCGCACCAAAGCAAGTTCGTCCAACGATCATCGCAGTTTTGAATGTATTTTTTGGTGTAGGAAATCCTTTTGTCCAAGTATTTGAATCAAATCCAAACGAAATCGCGATTCAAATTCCATCTTCAGTCCCGTCCCTTCGCCGGTCGGTTCGCGGGTCTCTGCATTTGAAGGCATACAGCTTCATGATCCAGTCGATAGACAACACAATGAAGACAATGCGAGTGGCGACCTATAGCTCATCCAAGACCCTAAAGCTCGATGAGCTTTCAGAGTGCGTGGCGGGCCAAGATCTTCATACGGCGACCATTCTTGGAAACTCGGCAGGCACCGGATCTCAGACCATTCAGTTTTCAGCGAGCGATGATCTTTCAAAATTTCAAGTGGGCCGGTATTTTGTTGTCACAAACGCCAAGTACCCTTCGTCCTACATTAACGACAAGCGACGCCCTTATTCCGTGACGAAGTCTCGCGGTGTTCTCGGTCAGTCGATCAAGGCCGGTCAAATCGCGCCTCACATAACGATGCAGGACTCGTCAAACGTACCGGATGCTTCGGGGTATATCTGTTTTGATTTCGGGTTCAATAACGAGGAAGGTCCGATTAAATATTTCTCTCGGCCAAATAACTCGACGCTCCAATTAGACCCGAGCTACGTCTTTCAGCGGAATCATTCGATAGGGGAAACTGTGAATGTCGTAGTGCCACCTTATCAAACGCCAGACATCAACGGTTACGACTACAGGCCCTATTTGGTCGGTGTGACCGCAGCCCGCCTCCTCGCTCAAAGTATCGTGCAGGAGGTCTTGGCGGCGGGGATTGTTATCAGGTGGATCGTTGTAAGTCCGAACACGGGCATAGGTTTTTGAGAATAGTTTAAGGGGTTCATGATGCAGAGAGCACAAAGATTTGTAGCCGATCAGAGATTTGATCTTCCCCAGTACGATTCAATGATCGCGCTCATTTCCGCTGAGTTTCAGGCTTACAATAAGTCTCTTTTCTCGCCGAAAAGCCGCATCGTTCAAAACTGGAAAATTGTAAATGCTGGCGGCTTAGGCGTATCCGTCGATCAGTCAATAGACTCAACTCTTTTTGACTCTCAAAACTTGGGCAATGAAGGGTTCATTTACTATCCAACGACCTCTCCTCAGCTTGTTCTTGGCCTGATCGACAACTCGACAAACTACGTTGAAGTTCAAGTCATTGCGACCACGACAGCTCCCGACACGGTGGCGATCTGGGATACGACGGCAAACGGCGGAACCGGAGAAGAGTTCACTCAAAACGTAAACACGGTGGCCGAACAGCTCCCAATCCTTGTTTCAAACGTCGTTGCCTTCACCGGCTCGACTGACCATCTTCCTCTCGCGATTGTTACAACCTCGGGCGGCGCGATCACTTCTATTGTCGATTCTCGAAAGTTTCTCTTTCACGTCGAAACCGATTGGGCGTGGCCGACAGTCCGAAGTGATGTGACAATTGGGTCTGTGAAAAATATGTTCGATGCACTCGCTACGATTTCAAAAGAAATCAAAGGCACGAACGGTTGGACCGACACACAGTGGTCTTCAACGAAAACTCTCAAAGAATATCAAAATCTATTTTATTACGACGGCGGAGTCCTCGCATGGGACGGGACCACTCTCAACATTCCAGGAAACTTGGGATTTGAAATTGCAGGCCGCGCGGTTCCTTACGCGGTGGCGGCAGGATCTTACGCGATCCCAGAAGGTTCTGCCCTCTATATTGACATTCCGCCGAACACTCCGGCGGGCGCGATCACTCCGGTCATCGCTGCAATGAGTGCAGTCCCAATCAACCCAACGATGACGGGTTTCTCGCCGTACTTACAGGTTGTCTTCTTCCGTCGGAACAACAAGCTCTACGGCTCAATGGATATTCCAGAATTAGATCCTGGCGAATCCGCAGTGATCGGCGAATCAATTGCTCAATCACTTCAGGGTCGTCTCGGTGTGGTGGATGACGCTCACTACGAAGCCTACAGCTCAACAAACTATGTTTCGTCTTCGGCCTCATACCCTGAAGCAATTTCCGATCTCGATGTCGCTTTAAATACGGCTTACAACGAAATCAACGCGGCGCTGACGGCTCACGCGCTTGAAGATATTTTTAGCGTCACCTCTCCTCAAACAGATTTCACTTCGAGCGACATCACTTGGTCGCCAGACAATACGATCCCTGATATTCAGGTTTACCGAAATGGTCAAAAGCTTCTGCTCGCGAGCGACGGAACGTCTGCGACAGGTGAATATAAAAAGACTTCTGGAACTTCAATCACGTTCTTTGACACGATCAACGGATCGGTCGCAGTTCCCGCGCGAGTTATTGTTCGCCAGGAAAGAACGGGCGGTGGAGCGGTTCTAGATTTGACCAACATCACGGTCAATCCTCAGCCGTTGACCAATGGGTCTCTTTCGATTGGAACGACAGCAAAATCATGGAGTTCGCTATATCTCCACGACACAGTGACTTCTGGAATTTACAAACTCTCAGTTACAAGCGGCGTCTTAGACGCTGTAAGGGTGAATTAATGTCAGTCGGTGTTAAAGCAAATTTCGTAGTTTTGGTTCCAACCGTAAGAGCACTCGTGCCAAACGGCGCGATCTTTTTGGATGCGGCCAACGGGAATGCTTCGACGATCAAGTCAACTTCAGGAACAGTTGACGTTATCAACTCCTCTGCGGCGGCGACAAATCTTGTAACCAAGCTTATGCAGGCCGCAGCCCCGATGGCGGTGAACACTCCGGTCTCAAAAAGGGCAGATGGACAAATTCAAATTGCAGATGCGAATGCTCCTGAAGGAAGAGATCTCATCGGCGTTCTCCTCCAGGCTTCGGTCAATGCAGGCGACATCGTTTCCGTTCTTCTCGTGGGCGCAAACATGCAGGACGCCGTCTCTGGTTTGGGTTTTAATGTTGGGGATGAAATTTACGTGAGCGACAGCGGGGGCTACACGAATGACCCCTCAAGCCTTACGGGGATGGATTCGATTATAAAAATTGGGATCGCGGATTGTTCTGCGGGCGGTGCAAGCACTACTGCCACGGATTTGATTCTCTTCCCGGATGTTGTGAGTAACTTATGAAAAAGTTGAAGCCGGTAAAAGACATGAAGCCGCCGAAAGCTCGTGATAAGTGGCCTCTTGAAAGTTTGGTTGAACAGATGCAAGCCGAAGGTGACGGAATTTTCGTTGTCACTTCTCTAGCAAAAAACAAAGACGATCAACCCACTTTGGGCCAGCTTGTCAGTGCGGGAAAGACTTCGCATGAGAAGTTCGTCAACTTTGTCAGAGAATTTGCCGATCCGTTAGGCTTGGAAGTGGAAGTCAAAACAGTATTTTTAATCAAAAAAAAGAAAGAGGAAGTGAATGGCTAATTTAAGCTTACTTGTAGTCGTCGGCGGAAAAAGGGCTCAACAACAGTCAAACACGGCGGTCGCTGATTTCAGCGCACTCCGGGTTGGTGCGGATGTTCTTCAAATCGCTGAGGGCGGTTCGGGTGTGTCTGCATATTTTGATTTTGGGGCTCGCTCTTTACAAACTTCATTTGCACCTGGGAGTGCAAATGATCTGACGAATAAAAACTACGTCGATACAAAAGTCGCAAACATCACAATCACATCTTGGCAACAAGCGGTGATTTCTTTGTCAAACACCCCACCAACAACTCCGGCAGTAGGAGATCGTTATTTGATCGGAACTTCTCCGACGGGTGTGTGGTCGGCAAACGCAAACTACATCGCTCAATGGAATGGATCTGGTTACACCTTCATCGCTCCGCAGGCAGGCATGATCGTTGACTCGATTGCAACAACGACCGGCGTTTATCTTTACGCCGCAAGCTCGTGGTCTTTGAAGAACTTCGCAGCTTACACTGCATCGACCGGCATCCGCTTGGTCGCGACAGATATTCAGCGCGACGACGCTCTTGCATTTACGAATGCAAACGCTTCAGCGATCACCGCAGGTCAGGTTGTTTATATTAAGGCCGCAGGAACCGTGGATCTCGCAACGGGCTCTGGTTCGGTAACAAGCAATTCGGCGGTTGGTATGGTTGACGATCCAAGTATCGCTTCTGGCGGAACGGGCCGTGTTGATGTTCGTCCTGGTTATATTTACACGACTTCGGGGTTAACTCCTGGTCAAGATTATTACGTCTCGAACACTACTCCAGGAGCCTTCGCACTTTACAGCGCGCTGACTTTTGTTGCGGGCGATTCGGTCATCAAAGTGGGAAGGGCTCTAAGCGCAACGCAGTTGTTGTTCCAACCTAGCTTCGAATACACGTACTAATTCCGAATCTGGGAGAAGCTTGAATGGCACTACGCTATTTGCTCGTCGAAGACACTACGGGAGTAAAGTCCAGGGGAGCCGCCGCTGGCGGTTCCTCCATCTTTACTGATACTGACTTCACCGTGGGTGCGGGCGGACAGACTGCGTTTGTGGCCTCTACTTTTCTGGTTGGATCTAAAATTGATGTTTATCGAAATGGGGTCCTCGTGCGCGAGGGCTCCACGAATGACTGGCAACGAAACGCAGGGACCTCGACGATCACCTTTAATTATTCGGTTCTGCAAAATGCCTGGGTAAAGGTGAGAGTTTGGAACTAATTAGCCGACAACGGGTCACGGGAGAAGAGAATGTCTAAGAGTGAATTACAGTCAGATCAGATAGTCGTAAACGTCGCGCTTCCCGTTACTCGGCAAGCCGCTGGCGTTACCGGCGACGCATTCTTACCGGCTTTCGATCAGAACTTAGACTCGCCAATGCGACTCTACGCATCTAATCCGTCGGACGCATTCTTACATTTTCAAGCGCAGCAATTTCAGACGTCGGACGGTACTGGGAAATCAGTCCCACCGATCTCTTCTCAGATTCCTTCAGTCCCGAGTTCAACGGTCAACTTTCAAACTCAAGCCACCACTGGCGCGACTTTTGTCATTCCGTTTCCCGCCACAGACACGGTCGGAAACTATTTACGCCTCGGCTTCACTTTACTTTCTTCTGGCACAATTCAAGCTCTCTTTTCTTCTGCGGCAACACTCTCAGCTTTGGCAAACCCAGGGACGCTCTTTATCAATGGCGGAATTCCGCTCGGTTGGATCGACCTTCAATGTACCTCTGGCACCGCACCTACGAAATATAAGACCGCAGGGTCTACGACTTCGATCATCGAGAACGCGGTTGGCGGAGTGTCACGCATCGTTGCATTCGGCTCGGGCGGCGGCGGCTCTGGCGGAACGGGCGATCAAACAAATGCTCTCAACCGACTAGAAGATTGGTTCGGGGCTTCACCTTATCAATTCATGTCTCCTTCGGTTTTTAAGACCGACGGAAACACTTACATCGCATCTTCAACCGGCACTTACGACATCGTAAACAACTGGTACTTAGCGAACGTCGGTCAAGCCGTGGTCGCATCTCAGCTTTACGATTCTGTTTTCTTAAACCTCGCAATTGACTGCGCACAGGTTGAAGCCATTTTACTTTTTGATTCGACAGGTGTGGACCTCGCACCGGCAGTTGGTTTTTCCCGTGACGGCGGTTTGAACTATTTCCCGATGACGATGTCTCGGATTGGTTTAACGGATGCTTGGCGCGCGACATTGAACATCACGGCAGACGAAGCGAGCTTCACCGCTCAATCTTCGTTCACAACGACGGCGACAGGATCTTTGGATCTCGCAGGCTCGGGTGCTGCGGGTGTGAATCGCTCAATGCCAATCGTCGTTGCGGCTTCGACCTACGCGGTTTATCGCAACGTCGCTTTGACCATAAACAAGCTCGGCTCGCCACTTGGAAACTTCACGGTGAGAATCGTGAAAGACAACGGATCGGGTCTTCCTTCTGCGCTTAATTCAGACGTCTTGAGTGAGTCGGCCCTTCAGTCAATCTCTGCTCTCGCATCTGGAACTCAAGTGGCCACGGTCCAAATCCCGCTTCTTGCGGTGGCTCCTGGAACTTATCACTTGGTTGTGTGGACGGATCTTATCTATACAAATTCTTACGCTGCCGGAACGACAGCTCTTCAGTTAAAATCAGTCGCGACAGGATCAGGCGGATCTTTCAACGGAACCGCATGGTCAACGACAGTGAACTCTTTCCTTTATTCTTTGAACGGTCGAAATCAAATCGCAATGATGCAGTACACGTCAGGAACGGCGGGTTCAAAATTTGTCGGTTTCGGTTTAGCCTACAACACGAAACCCGGTGTCGTTTCTGGCATTTTCAACTTGGAAATTCAAACCTTCCTTGGATCGGCCAATCAATCAACCTTCACGCTCACTAAGTTTTTACCAGACCCAGATCTTCTGAAAGTTTACGAAGTCGGGACTGGTCAGGTTTACTCTCGCGGTCTTGGATCTTTCGCGACCGACGGTATGAACGTGGTTTTCCCTGCCGGAACCTTCAACAAACCCGGCGATACTGTTCAACTTCGTTTCGAACAAACTCAAGGTCACGCATTTGATTCAAGCGACAAGAACGGATCTTTGCTCGCATCAAACAATTTAGGCTCAAACGATCCGACGATTGATAAGTCAGTAGCCGGACTCGGTGTGATCTTGCAGCGGCCCGACGGGACGAAGCGAATGATAACCATCGACAACAACGACAACATTGTCATCAAGTCGGTCCCTTAAGGAGAGATGAATGGGTTTGCCTGTAAATGAAATTTCAACTGGCTCCAAAAATTTACTGATTAACGGACTTTTTGAAGTTTATCAAAGGTCTGTGAATGCTTCCGGTCAGGGCGGAGCTTACGTCTCTGCGGATCGTTGGGGAGTTGATGGACTCAACTATCAAAATACTCTCGCCAAAAATATTTCACTCGCGGTGAATAGCACTTTAGTTTTGCCAGGAACTTTTTCGCACGGTCGAATTTCAACCGTCGATGCCTTGACCAACAGAGTTGGCGTTTCTCAGAAAATCGAAAACATTTTTCTGATCCCATACGTCGGAAGAACGATGACCCTTTCGTTTTGGGTTCGCCGTGTTGCGGGAGCAAGCTGCACCGGAGACGCTTCGATTTCCTCGATCCTTTATCCTGGAGACGGAGTTCACAGTTGGAGTTCTCTCCCGCGCGATGCCTACGATCTCACGACCGTAAACTTTTTGAACCACAACACGGCGTTCAATAGTATTTCGACGACCGCTTGGACTCAGTTCACAAGAAGCTTCACGGTGACTTCTACGATGGGAGCGAACGGTCTCCAAATCGGACTCTTCGCCGCGTGCAACGGAAGTAATTATCGCACAAGCCCTGGCGTCGGTAACTCGTTCACATTCACGAGCGGAGCACTTTTTGATTTAGCCGGAGTATCACTCACCTTAAGCGGGAGTGGTCCCGACATCGCTTCGATCCGAAAGACATACGCAGAAGAGCTGACTCTTTGTTGGCGATATTATGAGCCCGCTCAGGGCATGGTCGGAACTGCAATTTCGACAAGTCAGGTTGAATTCGGCGGACGATTTGCGGTCGCAAAAAGAACGATCCCAAGCTTGTTGGTCACGGGAATTGTAAGCCTTCGGTCGCCGGTTGGCCCGGCGGACTTCTCATCAAGCGGCGCTCTGCAAAACGCAACGGCGTCACCGTACAGCTATTGGACTCAGATGACCGGGTACTCGGGATTGTCGGTGGCGCTGATCGTTTATGATCGCGGGACAAGCACTGGCCTCTGGGCGAGCGCGGAACTTTAAGGAGAATTATGGGACAAATATTATTGCCTGAAAAAATTGGCTCGCTCTCTCAAAATGGCGGAGTGGTAACTCTCGGTCCTTCGATCATAAACATCGGCGGGCAACAATATCGCACGAGCACCTTGAGTCTAACTCTTCCGACCTTAACGGCGAATCAGCTCTACATGATTTACGCGGTACTCGTTGGCGGAGTAGTGACTCTCGTTCAAGACACTGCGGTGAACAGTGCTGGTCCCACAGGTTACACGACTTGGCGTTTGGTTTCGGCTTACTACGCGAACAACGCAGCGACCGTGGGCTTCGGTGGTTTCGTGAACATCACTGGCGCTCCGAGATCAGATACGATCATTCATTCGCTTCCGACCTTCTCGTTTGTGACAGGCGGATGGACGAACGTGAATCTCAAAAATAAATACTACCGGGACGGTGGATACATTCACTACTCGGGTAACTCGACTTTCACTTCGGGAACCGCAGCATTCAACGTACCGATGATTGTTCTGCCGGGTGTGACCATCGACCTGACTCGGTTTACGAATTCGT